AGTTGAATGAAACACTATCATTTACGGACGATTTCTAATTAATTAAACTATATAATATGTCATTAAAGATTAAAAAAAGAGGTGGTGAGGAAGTATCCTTCAATCCACAGAAGATTTATAACAGAGTAAAACGAGCGGCAAAAGGTTTGAGTGTAAATTCAGACGAGATTTTTATTAAGGTAATTACTTCAGTACCAACTGAAGGTTTGATTACCACAAAAGAACTTGACAAATTAGTGTATGAGATTGCTGCGTCATACACAGGTAGTCACCATGACTACTCACGTTTAGCGTCATCTGTTGCGATTTCTTCATACCACAAAGAAACTAATGAAAGTTTCTCTGAAACTATGAATTTGTTGTATGGGCACGGTATTATCAATGAAATTCTAATTGATACTATCAATAAATACGGTGGTGAGAATATTGATAAAGTTATTAATCATGAGAATGATTATAACTTCGATTATTTTGCTTGGCGTTCATTACAAGAGATGTATCTTTTGAAAACACCGAGTGGGGTTGCGGTTGAAAGACCACAACATATGTATATGAGAGTTGCTCTTTGGGTGACTAAGACATTTGAAGAAGCGGTTTCATATTACCAATCATTATCACAACAGTTAATCTCACCGGCAACACCTATCATGATTAACGCAGGTACAAAAGTACCTCAGTTGGCTTCATGTGTGTTACATTATAATAATTCAGACTCTCGTGACGGACTTTTGGGTACCATGAGAGACATCTCGACATTTTCATCTGATGCCGCGGGTATCGGGTTAGCAATGTCCAACATTCGTAGTAAAGAAAGTCGTATTAGTACTTCAGGTGGTTACGCGGGTGGTCTATTAAAGTATCTTAAAATTGTTAATGAATCATTAAGATTCTTTAACCAACAAGGTCGTCGTCCTGGTAGTGCCGCTATCTATTTAGAACCTTGGCATAAGGATATCTTTGATTTGTTAGATATTAAAAAGAACACAGGTGCTGAAGAACTTAGAGCTCGTGACCTATTCACCGCATTATGGTTACCTGATAACTTCATGAAAGCGGTTGAAACTAATGGTGATTGGTACTTATTCTGTCCTAACGATATCATCAAAGCTGGTATTAAACCACTTCAGGAGTGTTATGGTCAAGAATATGAAAATAACTATAACAGAGCAGTACAATTAGGTTTAGGTAAAAAAACCAAAGCGCAAGAAATTTGGAATAAGATTATTGAATCTCAAGTTGAGACTGGTGTTCCTTATTTATTGGCTAAAGATAGTGTTAACTCTAAGAGTAACCACCAAAACATCGGTGTTGTAAAACAATCTAACCTTTGTGCTGAAATCGTTCAGTACACAGATGAAGAAACCACGGCTATTTGTACCTTATCTTCTATGGTTCTTAAGAACTTCATTAAAGATGGTAAATTTGACTTCAAATTACTTCACGATGAGACAAGAAAAGTTGTTAGAGCATTGAACAAAGTTGTTGATGTTAATAACTACTCAACTGAGAAAGGCCGTAAGGGTGGTATGGAACAAAGAGCAATTGCAATTGGAACACAGGGACTTGCTGACGTATTCTATTTAATGGATTATATATTCACTTCACCTGAAGCTCGTCAATTGAATAAAGATATTTTTGAAACTATCTATTTCGCGGCGGTAAGTGAAAGTAATGAATTGTGTAAAACCGAAGAATATCAACCATATAAGTTCTTTGAAGGTTCGCCATTATCTGAAGGAGTTTTCCAATTTGATATGTGGGGTCTTAACGAGGGTGAACTCTCAGGTTTTTGGGATTGGAAATCTTTAAAAGAGGATGTTGCTAAATGGGGGGTTTGTAACTCATTATTTACGGCTCAGATGCCTGTGGCGTCTTCGGCGAAGATTACAGGTTCTTATGAAATGACCGAACCGGCTCACTCAGCTATTTTTAACAGACGAGTTGTTGGTGGTGAGATTATGATTGTCAATAAGTACCTCATCAACGACTTTGAAAAGATTGGTATTTGGTGTGAAGATTTGAAAAACGAAATCATCATGAATGACGGTTCAGTTCAAAACATAAACTTCAACAACTACCTTGACCCTGAAGAAAAAACTTATAACAAAAAAGTTAAACGTATTGAACATTTAATTCCTAAGTATAAAACTATTTGGGAGATTTCACAAAGAGAATTAATTGATATGGCTGCTGACAGAGCACCATTCATTGACCAAACACAATCAATGAATATCTACATGTCAAATCCAACATTGTCAAAAATTTCTTCATCACACTTCCACTCATGGAAAAGAGGTTTAAAAACTTTGTGTTATTATGTTAGAACTAAGGCGATATCTACGGGAGCTAAACACTTAGCTGTTGATATCACTAAAGTACGTCAACCAATTACCAAAGTGGACACACCAACAGTGAATTATACAAAGGAAACACAAAAACCAACAGATTCACAATTTGAATGTTTTGGGTGTTCGTCTTAATCACGACATTAATCCCGACACTATGTCGGGATTTTTTATTTTATAACTATTTATTGAAAATATCACGACATTATATTTATTAATATGGCAGATGGTTTTACATATGGTATTAATTTTCCCTTCCGAGATTCCTTTGACGGAAAGTATTTAGATTTATCTGATTTTACCGACGAAGAAATCAGAACTGATTTAGTACATTTAATTCTTACTAGAAAAGGAAGTAGGTATTTTTTACCTGATTTTGGTACTCGTTTGTATGAGTATATTTTCGAACCATTAGACGGACCAACGTTTTCTGATATTTCTGCGGAGATTAGACAGGCGGTTGAAGATTATATGCCTAACTTAAAAATTACCAATATTAGTGTAACACCAGCATCTGAGGGTGAAGAAAACAAGGGAACTTACATTAATGAAAACGACCAAAGAGAATTTAAGGTCACTAATATAAGCCAGTTGGAACATACTGCAAAAATTAAAATTGAATATACTATCACGGACAGCGCATTTAGTACTGCAGATTTTATAATCATCAATATTTAATAATATATGCCGAATAAGAAGATATCATATACAACTAGAGATTTCCAATCAATCAGGACTGAGTTGATTAATTTCACACGAACTTATTATCCTGAGACGGTTGACAACTTTAATGACGCGTCAGTATTCTCGGTATTAATGGATTTAAATGCCGCGGTTACGGACAACCTACACTATAATATTGATAGAAGTATTCAAGAAACTGTCCTTCAATACGCACAACAAAGGTCGTCAATATTTAACATCGCGAGAACTTACGGATTAAAAGTTCCTGGTATGAGACCGTCAGTTGCTCTGGTCGATTTCTCAATCACGGTACCTGCTTTCGGTGATAAAGAAGATATTAGATATTGTGGTATTTTAAGAAGAGGTTCACAAATCAGTGGTGGTGGTCAAACATTTGAAACGGTTTATGATATTGATTTTGCATCACCAATCAGTGGTGAAGGATATCCAAACAGACTTAAGATTCCTAATTTCGATTCAAATAATAAGTTAATTAACTATACAATTGTAAAAAGAGAAACGGTAGTAAACGGGGTGACAAAAGTATTCAAAAGAGTAATTACACCTGTAGACGTTAGACCGTTTGTTGAGATATTCTTACCTGAAAAAAATGTTCTTGGTGTTACCAGTGTTTTATTAAAAGACGGGACACAATATGCTAATGTACCAAGCAGTCAAGAATTTTTAGGGTTAAATAATAGATGGTATGAAGTAAGTGCTTTAGCCGAAGATAGAGTCTTTATTGAAGACCCTACTAAAGTTTCCGATAAACCTGGTATTAAGGTTGGTCGATACATTAGTGTTAATGACAAATTTATCACGGAGTACACACCTGAAGGTTATATGAAAATGACTTTTGGTGGTGGTAGCCAATCTGCTGATGAACAGTTACGTGAGTTCGCAAGAAACGGGTACGTACTGAACCTTAATAAATACTCAAATAACTTTGCGTTAGGTAGTGTATTAAAGGCTAACACAACATTATTTGTTCAATATAGAGTTGGTGGTGGTACTGTAAGTAATTTAGGTGTGAATACGATTACCCAAATAGGTACGGTATCATTCTTTGTTAACGGACCATCTGAGAACGTAAACACTACGGTAGTTAATTCATTACGTTGTACTAATGTGACAGCGGCTATTGGTGGGGCTAATTTCCCTACCACTGAAGAAGTTAGAAACTTAGTGGCGTTTAACTTCTCGGCTCAAAACAGAGCGGTAACTATTAATGATTACAACTCATTAATTAGAACAATGCCTTCTCAGTTCGGTGCGCCAGCTAAAGTTGCAATTACCGAAGAAAATAATAAGATAAAGATTCAGATGTTATCTTATGATGAAAACGGAACATTAACCGAAGTGGTGTCAAATACCCTTAAGAACAATGTTGCAAATTATTTATCTAATTACCGAATGATTAATGACTATATTTCATTAGAAACTGCTAATGTTATTGACTTGGGAATTAATGTTGATGTTGTTTTAGATAACAGTCAAAACCAAGGAGCGGTCATATCACAATTAATTAATATTATTACAGAATTTTTCAGTCCTTTAAATAGGGAAATGGGGGAGAACGTTTTCGTATCAGAACTAAGACGTTTAATCCAAAGTGAAAACGGAGTTATCGCAGTATCGGACATGCAATTCTTTAATTTAGTTGGTGGGCAATATTCTTCATCACAAACATCACAAAAATATTCAGACCCTGTTACTCGTCAAATAGAATTAATTGACGATACAATCTTCGCACAACCGAACCAAATTTACCAAATAAGATTCCCAAACAAAGACATAAATGTTCGTGTCAAGAATCTTAAAACGGTTAATTTTTCTTGATGATTTATTTTAGAAAATAATGGTTTATCTTTTTGAAAATAGTATATAAACTATTTATCAAAAAAGATTATTATGTCAAATTCATATAGAATAAGAACAAAGCCGGGTGTTGATAGTTCAGTTAGAGTACTGATTGACCAAGAGTTTGAGTATCTCGAAATTTTATCCTTAAAAATATTACAAAACCAAATCTACACTCGTCAGTGTTCTGACTATGGGGTTATCGTAGGTCGTGTTAGCGTCAACAACGGATTTGGTATCCCAAACGCCAAGGTATCGGTTTTCATACCATTAGAAGATATTGATGAAAATGACCCTGTTATATCTGACTTATACCCTTACAAAACATTAACCGACTTAAATGAAGATGGTTATCGTTACAATCTTTTACCTTACAAACAACAACACGGAGGTCATACCGCCACAGGTACATTCTTTACTCGTGAAGACGTTTTAACTAACCCAACTTTAATAGAGGTTTACGATAAGTATTATAAGTTTAATGCCGTAACCAATGCGAGTGGTGACTACATGATTTTTGGGGTTCCTGCAGGTTCACAATCAGTTGTTGTAGATATTGATTTATCAGACATAGGTGAATTCTCATTATCACCACAAGATTTAGTTAGGATGGGTATTGCCACTGAAAGTCAGGTTTCAGGAACCAAATTTAAATCATCCACTAATTTAAGGGAGTTACCCCAAATTATAACATTTAATAGAACAATTGAGGTTGAACCATTATGGGGTCAGCCTGAGATATGTAATTTAGGTATTACTAGAACAGATTTTGATGTAAGTGCCGAAACAAAGATTAATATTACTCCGACTTCGATTTTCATGGGGTCATTAGTGTCAACGACTGATGACACATTCCTTAAAAAGAATTGTAAGTCAAAGCCAACCGCAGGAAGTTTATGTCAATTAAGTACTGGTCCTGGTGAGATTCTATCAATTAGACAAACAATACAACAAGACATTAACGGAAGACCTATTCTAGAAGAATTTGATTTAGAACAAGGGGGTCAAGTTATTGATGAAAATGGTACTTGGTTAATTGATGTTCCGATGAACTTAGACTATGTAACCACTAATGAATTTGGT